TTCTTTGCTAATTCAACTAAGAATTCTTTCTCAGGATCAGTTCCAATGTCACCGAATTGCCACTTACCATCGTAGTATTTCATAACTAAAGAACCTGCGGCAGTTGGAGAATTCTTCAATTCGCAACCAGTAGTTTTTTTCGATTTATTTTGAATGGTCAGGTCTGGTTTGTCGTGGGACGCACCCGCAACTCCGCCAGTAGAAATTTTGTATTTCTGCAATGCTTTATATGCATTCTCCTCATATAAAAAACCTTCTTGTGCCATTTTATTATTTTCCTTGTTTAGTGCATATCTACCATTAAATATAGTTACCCGATGTATACATAAAGGTGTCCGGTTTCAAATTAAACCTTATTACCTCTGCCAACCTTTAATAACATCAGGTGAGAAATTTGCATAACTGAATTGCATTCTGTCAACTAACTTAACTGCATTGCCTTTAATCTTGTCAATCGCAACATAACCTTCAACACCAGTCACTTCGTAACCTTTCTTTGTCAACAAGAAAGTATTCAACGTTTTGACTTCATCCATCTTCTTAATTAAAATCAACTTCGCTTCTGCTAATAGATTCATCATTGTGAAAATGTCTTCTAGGTGTGCTTTGTTTTTTGGTGAGAAAAATCTAAGTACTTTGCTTTTCTTTAGCATTTGAGTGGCACGACCACGTTCACCTTTGCCTTCGGCTTGTTTCTCGTAATAGTCTTCAATGTATGTAATCAATTCTTTAACGTGCGCTTTGACGTTAGTGATTTTTAACTGTTGACGTACTTTTGAATTGTTGAATGTCTTGATGCGTTCAATCAAGTCTTCATCTGTATTGATGTAGTTTAAAGTAGCGGCATCTAGTTTCTGAAATATCTTTCCAGCATCAGATAGAATTGCTGTCACTTGGTCATTTTCTGCTTGTGTCAATGTCGCTTTACCTGACACATCGTGATAGACTGCACTTGTCATCCAAACGTTTGGACTTTGAGTAAGTGTGCTTAGAATGTCTTTACCAAAGACTGCTGACATTGTTTCGAAAGAATCACCTTCGTAGATTGTATGCCAGACAATACCAATCTTTGCTTTTTGTATTTGTTTAGCAAGTTCTGTTCCTGTTGGAACTGCGTAGACTAAAGTGTTTGGGTGAAACGTGACATATGATTCACCATCGATTGTTTCTGTTTTTAAATCTGATTGTGTGAACAGCAAGTCGCCTTGAATGACGCCTTTGATTCCAATCTTGGGCAACCACATCAAACACGATTTGAGTTTGTCTGCTAAGTCGCCAGAAGTGTCTGCATCGATATCTGCTGGAGTTTTATATACTTTAGGATTTTTATTAAAGACACCCTTCTTCGCAACAAAGAATTTGCCGTCTGTTGGGTCTTGTCCTGCAAAGACTGCTGGCGCACCATCCCATTTGACTGAAATGTCAACTTTGCTTTTGGAATGTCCAGCAAGCATGTCACGCACCGCTCTGAGTGCGTTTATGCTATCTCTAGTTCCTTCAACACCACCATTTAGAACATCGTCTTCCGCATGTTCCATGTGAGTGTTTTTCTTCTCAATAAGGTATTCTTTAAATTTAAACATGATAGGTCTGTCGTTGCAATAGACCTATTTATAATTACCTTCGCATTGATGCTTGATCCTTTGCATCATCACTAGAGAAAATAGGTACTGCATTGCTTTTGTGTAGTGTGCCAATACCAATCATTTTGTCGCCAGTGTAAACTTTGCCATGAATCGGTTTAGTGCAACTGTCGCCAACTGTCGCTAAACTGGGATGACGTACAGTTTCACGCACATATGCTTTTGGCGGTTGATATGCTTCAACTTCTTTAGGTTTCTTATAACCTTTAGAGAATGAAGTTGTCGGCAAGGAATCTTTCCACTTTTGATATTCCGCCATTTTCTTTGCGGAAACTTTTTTCTTCTTCGATTTTTGATATGTGTATATTAGCATCGTTTTCAGTCAATGTGTTTACAAAATCTAACAATAATTTATGGGTTCGTTCTTCGTGCCAATGTTTTGATATGTACTGTCTAGGCTTCTCATACCAATACTTCTGACTCTCAGGATGACAACCAATCACACCTATACGATTCTGAATGATTGCCATAGCGTCACCATTCGCATAAGTAGAGACTATTTTAGCACGTTCTAGATTGCCTGTCAATGCACATCCATCGTAGAAGAACATTGTCTCAGGATTGCCGTTCCAAGTAACATTGGCAACTGTAGAATACGACCTACGAATATCAGCATTTGGTTGTTTAATATACTGAACAGGTTCAATATCATCTAGTATATCAAAATAGTGACTACCAGCCCAGTAAGCGCCCATGCATATTCCGAGATAATATCCTTTAGATTCAACAAAATCTGCTATCATATTAGCACGTTTACGTCTAAAGAATTTATCATAAGAATCTGCATCTCCGATACCTCCAGGAAATGCAACAATATCTGTATCGTTTAAAACCGTGAGCAAATCACTATCTGTATTGAATAAATTAATTTTATAATTTGGCGATAATGCTTTAATCATCCCATCACAACAATCTGTAGAACATTCGGGATGATTAACAAATAGTGATATTGATTTCACACTATGCCATTCTATCTACATTCTGTCCGTTACGATTCATTCTACGATTCATTTCAATTCGTGCTTGTTCTGACACTTCACGTAGATGTTTAATTCTACGTTCTTCTAATCGAATTTCATCATGCCTACGTTCTACATTACGAATTTGTGTATGTCGATACATTTCATTATTATATTGCGTGACAGAATTTATTTTCATTTTAACACCAAGAATGCTAACATAATACTTTGTAAGAAAAATCCAATGCCGTTTGAAAGCATGTAGAGTTTATCTTTCATAATCGCAGAACGAACAAAGAATAATAAGAGTCCACTCCAAATTAGAACGACCATGCTTAATGGAGGAAGTATAGTAGGTTCACCTTTAATTGCCAAATATGTTGCTGGTACTGTAGAACCATGAATTAGAATCAATCCGATCCAACCGCAAATTTCGCCAAAAGATTTCACAACCCAATTATACCATTCTGCAAGTTTAATCATATCACTTTTTTCTTTCAAATAGTTTAAGGGAACATTTAAGTTTTTTAGGTCCATTTTAGTCTTTCATAAAATTATATTATAACACTTTTATGGTATCCTGTCAAGGGATATTTATCAAATTAAACCTTTAAATTGCCGAAATCTCGGTTTTTTTGCATTCTTTTGCCGAATCCGGACTTATCAAACATTGGCTTATCCTCTTCAATCTGCCCACTATCGGAAATGTTAGTCTGTGCTGACTCTTCTGCATCATACAGTTTCATTTTCGCCCTATCAACACCAATCACAAAACGCTTATTTGTTGTCGGATCGCTGTATCGATTCTTTAACTGCTTGACCATAATCTGATTCAAGTCTGCAAGTTCTTCGGTTGAAATCAAAGCAAACATCAAGTCTGCTGTTGCAGGCAAACCAAACGATTCTGAAGTATCTTCAAGTCCAACGTCAGAGTTTGTGTAACCACTTCTTGTTGTTTGTGTAGCTGATACGACAGGCACTTTATGTTCAACTGCAAGCCCACGCAACTCTTCTGCAATTGCTTTAATGTATGTGTAAGAGTTAATAGAAGAACCCATCTTCATACGTGCGGAAGAACAAATGTTTAGATAGTCAATGTAAATGATATCAGGAATAAATTGACGTTTCAATTTCAACTCATTCAACAAATGCGAAAAGTGATTTACGTTTGCACTAGCGGTTGGATATTCTTTGATGATTAGTTTACCTTTAGTCTTCTCACGTAGAGTTTCAACTTTCTTCAAGTATACATCTTTAGGCATACCAATCAGTCTGTCGAGTTCAACGTTCATCAAGTTAGCATCGATACGTTCTGCAATACGTTCTTCAGCCATTTCCATTGTGATGTAGAGAACGTTCTTACCCATAGTTAGATTGGCGGCCGCACAATGACACATGAACAAAGATTTACCGACACCAGTACCAGCAAGAACAATGTTCAAAGATTTTTCTGCAAGCCCACCTTTAGTGATTCGATTCAAGTAGTCGAGGTCGAATGGGATTCGTTTTTCAACTTTATGATAGAAGTCATAGCGTGTTTCTGCGTCATCAATAAAATCGTGACCAATGTGATTATCAAAAGAAACCGAAAGTGCATCTGCTAAGATTTTAGGGATTGAACCTTTATCAAGTTTTTCTGTGCTGTTCTTATTCTTGTCATCAAGAATTTGAATACTCTGCATGATGCCATTGTAGATTGCTTTTTCTTGACAGAAATTTTCTGTTGCATCAATCAACCATTTGGTGTCAGACACCTCAGGGTCGATTGTGATTTGTTTAACCAGTGCAACTGTTTTTTTGTGTTGGTCATCTGTCAGATTAACTCTTTTGTCAATCTCAATAACCAACGCTTCTTGCGTTGGCATTGAGTTATACTTATTCACATAACTTTCAATTTCAGCAAACAATAATTTTTCTGAAGATTCTTGAAAATACTCGCCTTTAATGAATGGTAAAGTCTTTCGTGTGTACTCTTCATCCAATATCAGGTGTTTCAGTATCTTTTGTTCCAAGTTCATTCTTATACCTTTTTTCTGCTTCATCTAAAGCATGTTTTAGAAGTTCATTTAAAATTTCACCAAGCTGAGTTTCAAACACTTGGTTACCTTCTAAAAGTTTGTGCTGTTCAGACATTATATCATAATTAAAGTCAATTGAAAAGGTTCCGTCATCATTTTCTTCTTCGGCAAATTTAATTTCTCCGAAATGAAATTCTACGTCTTTGAATTCACCAGTCTTAATTTTAACACATGCAACAACATCTTTGTCTTTATACTTAATGTCGTTTTCTGTGAGTACAAAATCTTCATCAATCTTCATTTGCCAACTCCAATTCTTCTACCTCATCAACAATACCGCTATCGTTTTCTTGCCCATACAAGAATTCTTTCTTACACGCTTCGTCAATCAATGCTAAGATATCAGGCGTGAAATACTTTTCTGGCTCTTCGTTGATGTTCTTACCAAATACTTTAGTACCATTGGCAAGTTCATATCGTGTAGAAACTTTTTTAATGATACCATGCTTCTCTGCAATATCAAGCAACCCAAAGTATCTGTCAAGCCCTGTGCTGTATGTAATCTTTACTTCAACTTGAGAGTTTTCTTTAGTCAAACGTGACTTCTGCAATTTGCAACGAACAATGTTACCAACAACTTCAGTACCATCTTTGTCTTTACGCTTAGACAAGTAAACGATTGTGGATGCTGTATACTTCAAGCCAGAACCACCAGACATTTCTTTAGTTGGAATGTATGCACCAACAACATCATAAACGTGGTTTGTTACGAGCAAAGGCACACCAATCTTTGCAAGTTTTAAATTAAGAACACGGAATGTTGCTTTGAGAATAGCGGACTTGGTCATGTCTTTAGTCTCTTTACCTTCAGCAGTATCTTCCATTTCTTTAGTAGAAGACAACTGACCAAGAGAGTCAAGAACCATAATCATTGGCTTACGCTTTGCTTCTGGCTGTGCTTGATACTTCTCAATGATTTGCAATGCAGTATGGCGAAACTTTTGAATTGTATCTGGCTCAGAGATAACAACACGCTTAGTATCAACACCACGTGATTCCATCATCTGTTTCGTAACTGCGGCTTCAGTATCAAAGTAGATAACACCGCCTTCAGGATTCGCATCAAGGAATTGTTTAACAATGCCAAGCACAAAAAATGTTTTACCTGTTGACGATTCACCAGCGAATGCAGTCACTTTGTTATTAGGCACACCACCATAGATGCTACCTGATAAAACAGCATTCAATGCATATGAACCAGTATCAATGCATCCACTATACTCAGCAGATGCGCCGCCTTCAGATAAAATTTTAGTGTCTTCGTCTTTCAACTGATCCACTAAGTCTGTAAAAAAATTACTCATAATCACCCCTTAAATTATTAATCATCAATTATTATAACATCAATTCAACACAAAAGCAATACTTACATTGAATCTTGATCCCTATGGTACATTTCTCTTGCACTAAGGACTTCATCTTTATTCATTGGTACGGGTCCAACTGTAGTTACTGATGGAATATTAATTTCATATCCACCAGACTTTTCTTCTTTTTCTTTTGCAATTTGTTTCAATGAGAAATTCCCTGCAATGACAAGTAGAACTGCCATCGGATCAAACACAAAAACTAAAAGAATGATAACAAATCGTACAGACTTATCTAGTATGTTAGAATCAACATCATCATATATCAACGCCGCAATATATTTGATAGGACCAACTTCCGCTTCCACTTTACGTACTTGGGCGGCGATAGGGCTTCTTTCTTCATTAAGAGTCGAAATCCGCTTGTTATACGTTTCGATTTCTTTAAGTAAGCGACTACGTTCTGCCTGTTGGGCTTTGCGAAGTTTTGCCGCTGATTCGGCACCCTTTTCATCTTTTGAGCGAACCATAACTTGGTCCACCGATTCATCCATTTGTTTGAGAGTTTTGCGATTAACATCTATATTATCCTTTTCAACTTTAATCTTCTCATCGATAAGTGCAATCTGTGCCTGCACATCTCCACCCACTAAATTTTGATCGTTGTGCGCTTTAGAAAGATATCCAAAAATTCCTAATGATGTAATGAACATTAAAATTACAACTGCTATTGTGAAATAGTATTTTAAAAATCGTGGTGCAACTGACCAATTTTTATATGCCCATGATGCGGCAATGAGTTTAGAAAACTCAAGCGCACCACCCATGATTGCAATTGGAATTGGGCTAGCCGCAAAGATAGCCATTAGACCAATGACTGAATAGTATGCGGCAATAGCAGAAAGAGATATTGCACTCAATAATGTAATTAAAGCAAACAGCATGTTTATCCTCTAGTTAACAATAGTACTTTATCTATCTGCTCTTGAATCTTTGCAGTACGATTAGGCCAGTAGATATATTCTTTTTCTGGATTTTTCATCAGGTTAACAAGTAAAGGCATGATGAGTTGTTCTAATTCTTTTAAATTCTTTTTTACATCTGCTGTCATGTTTTGACGTTCTGCATCAAGTCCAAGTTTACCTTGATTGTATAGCGATAGCATTGTATCTAATTTTTCTTCTACACGTTGCAAAGACTCTGAAGATTGTGCTACTGTTTCTTTAACGGCAATTGTATCTTCTAATGTATTTGGATCAGTAAGTCTAGTTAACGTTGATTCGTCAACTGCACTAAATCCAAAATCATCTTCTCTTCTAAACGCTAGATATTCTGATGGTATTTTGCTCATGCGAAAAAACTCTCCAATGAAGAAACACGTTCTGTTTTCCAACCGATTGTGTTTACGATTGTTTTTAATGGTTCAAGATATGCTTTATCAAACTGCGTATCGTAGTCGATATATTTTTCTACACCAAACTCTTTAGGCAAGACAGTCAGAATAGAAAATACATTCTCTTGAACTGGATTTGGAACTTTCATGTAGCAGAATTTAGTCTTGTCACCATCCTGAATAAGTTGATACTTCTTAGTCAGTTTATACTTTTT